TCCAGCCCATTCTTTTCTGCGTACGATTGAAGCTCATTTAAGTTAATCGTAGCCGTAGAAAGTTTATCTTCTATCTGGCCTTGAGTATCTACGTCTTCCATAGTCGCAGCTTCATTGATCAAGTCGATAGCCTGTTCTTTATAGTCTATCATCCCAGACTCTTTAAGGTTCTCTTTTGTATCAGTAATTGCATTTGCCTGAGATACTGCCTGTTGGGCCTGAGCGTCTACCTGCCTAGCTCTTTTGTACTCTTTTACTTTTTCGAAAAGTGTCGGGGCCTTCAGCTCTGGAACTTCTACTTCGGTGTCTCCAACATTAACGGTCGCCGGAGTCACTCCGAATTCTACGGCTACTTTACCAGTACCCATTACAAGCCCGACCATACCTTCTGTAACGGCTTCGCCTAACGCTTTTGAAGTTGAAGACCCTGTCGCTTTTTGAGCCACAAATTCTCCCGCACCTTCTTCTACCGCTGTCGCTCCAGCACCTTTAACCGCAGCGACTCCGGCTATCTTAGCCTTCTCCACTCCGCGTGCAAGGGCCATCTCTGCCTTAGCAGCACCGACGTTTGTCTTGATATATTTACCTGCGATAAATTCAAATACCGCATGAGCGGCTGCGTACTTCGCACCTTGCTTCCTTAACTGAGCAAGTACTTCAGGATTCGAATACATTTTCTTGTAGTCTACGATTCCTGTTTTAGGATCTCTATATTTGTCGGCTTCTTGCTGGAAGAACTGGCCGTAAGATACTGCCGCTTGAGTTACTACACCCGCGGCCAATCCCGCAGCCGGAGTACCGACTAAAGATACTGTCGCCCCCACTCCTATTGCAGGTCCCATAGAATATAGCGACTGGCCAGCAACACCTACCATGAAAGCTTTAGGGTCTCTCATTGCAGTAGAAAGAAGTTCTCCAATACCTTCAGCGCTTCCTTTCGTACCTTTATAAATTTTAGATAAATCTTCAAGATAATCATTCATCGATTGGTTGTCGGAAAAATTAACTCGGTTAAATTCGTCTCCGCTCTTATCAAATTGATCGACCATTCTTTGGTATGACTCGCCAAACTTCTGAACACCTTCTTTAAAAACTACTGATTGATTGTCTTTGATATGTTGGTCTAGCTCTTGAAGTTTTTGAGTACCTTTATCGATATCAAGCTTTCCAGTACTCATCATAGAGTGAAGAGATATTTGCATTAATTGATATGAATTACTCTTAGCTAGTTTGGAAGTTTCGTCCCATGCGCTTTTTAAGAATTCTGAGTTATCCTCAATCCTTTTCGCCTGTGCGGGAGACTTAACTAGGAGCTTATAATTCTCAGGCTTCTTGGACCAGGCGTACAGCCCTGGATATGAAAGAAGAACATCTTCAAGCCCTTTTGTTGAATTCAATTCGTCGTATGTCTTCGATTGAAGAAGACCAATTACCTGCTCTCTAGGAAGCTTTAACTTCCGAGAAAGGTCATTTATTTGCTGTTCTCTTTTATCGTCTACGTCAGGGAGATGGGCGCTTACTTCGTAGAAAGACTTAGGCCCTTCATTAGTTTCTCTGGCTGCAGTTCGTATCGCCTGAATATCGTCGTCAGCTAGTTTGGCTTGCTTAACGGGATTAACATTCGTAACTGTAGGGCTTATTTTTGTCGGAGAAAGTGAAGCTCTTACCGCCGCGATATCATCTTCTTCTAGGGATGAAGGCGCTCGGCTTACGTTGCCCATAGGCTGATTAGAATCGGGAACCGCTGTAGGTTCCGAAAGCTGTCCGCCTTCGACCGGTGCTTTGAATCCTTCGTTTATGGAATTCCCAAGACTTAGGTTTTTAGTGAGTTGAGTGCCTCCCGACTCATTGTTTTCGGGCGAGGCTGTACTATTAGCATTTTTTGGTAATTCCATAATGTCCCTTATTTTCTTCGAATGTTCTTTTTAATTAGTCTATTCTTCCTCAAAGCGTTCAATGCGGAAAGAACTTCTTTATTTGTAGGAGATCTTTTTTCACCGCGGGCGGCTAGGTCATCTTGCAGTATGCCGACAACTTGCTGAGTTTCTGGGTCTTTTGAGTTAACCAGATCGGAAGCTTGAGTACTTCTATCTTTTAGTAAATCCTTGTCAGGAATTACTCCTTCGTCTGGATTTCTTAGTTGTCCGAAAGCCCCAGGCTCTCCCGTAAATACGTCCTGCACTCGAGAGAAGAAGCCTTTCTTAGGCCCTATCTTTTGAGTACGAACTGCCATTTCAGCATTAAACTTTCGCTCAACTTCACTAGGAGAAGCTTTGTCTCCTAAGCTTGCTAGAACGTCGCTCAGGACTTCCATCCCTAACGATCTTATTTGCGCTCTGATGGCCGTAAACTCTTTAGGGTCATCCTTCATCGAATAACCTTTTGCCGCGGCTAATTTGTCCACGTAAGCGTTAACCACATGGTTTACGTTACCCATTGTATATCTAGAAGTAGACGGGTCTTGCATTTGACGTTGTTGAGATTCGAACATTTGAATGTCCGCCGCCGAAAGGTAAGCCGCCTTTGCGCGAATATTTGTCTTCTCAGGGTCTTTAAAGTCCTCTGGGTTAACCAACATTTTTTGGTACATCTCGTTATATACTCTAGGGTTTCTAACATTGAATCCGTCGGAAGCTGCCTTCTGCATATAATCGTAAACTGCTGGACGATCTCGCCCATCAATCTTAGTCATGTCAGGCATCCCGCCATTTCTTATTGCGGTGTTTGCTTCTGCTACAGTTTTATCTCTTCTTATCTGGTCGTTAGTTCTATACGACGAATGATAAGACTTCAGCATAGACTCAACTTTATTATAAAGTTTTCCGTCCGATCCTGTAGAATCTTGGGCCATTTTAATTGCGACCATTTCGTCGTTATTGGAATTGCTTAAAATCCTATCGAAGAGTACTTTCGCTTGAGAATCTACCTCTTGCTCAGTCCCATCTTTAAGAAGTTTATTAATTCTTATTTGATCTGATCCGGTAACTGTAGGCTGATATTGTTTTGCAAAGAAATTTGCCGAAGTCATATCGCCCATCGACACGTAACTTTCTACAGTTTTAAGGATTGTATTTGATCGGGCCTTTAATTGATTGGCCATTGTATCTAGCTTAACTTCTTCCGAAGCTTCGCCATCTAGACCGCCTTTAGTAATCTTAAAATACTCTAAAGTGTTCTGGTCAACCTGTCCTAGAATTCTATTGAAATCCGTAATGTTCGATGATGATAAAACCGCTTGCTCGATCAAAGCTTCCTGGCGAGTTTTATACGTGTCGGCCTGGAGTTTTTTATACTCCGACATTTGATGGCCTTGAGAGGTTTCATTAAATGCTCTTATATTTAAGTCAGCATCTATTCTAACGTCGTCTCTTAATCCTTCAGGGACTTTAGCCACGACATTATCGATCTTCTCTCTAAGCTCCGTCTGGGCCTTTGTGGCGGCGATAAAAGCGTTTTCCCCTTGTGCCTGAAGAACTTTATCTCTCGAGAGTTTCATCTCGTTTGTGATATCGTTTTTAGCTTGCGTTTTTAGTGTAGATTCCGCATCTACCTTAGCCTTTATTTTAGCCTTCTCCATTGTAAGCAACCATTCTTTAGTTTGGCGAATTGGCTCTATAGAAACTGGCTGCGCAGCTTGAGCCGCAAGATTACTTTTTCTTGGTTCTCCGAAATCGGGATCAATACTATTTCTTTCCGCGATAGGGTTTAATCTAATTCCCATATTATAAAGCTCCTAATTGGATTGCTCCGGTAGTTATTTCTCCAACCATAGCTGCGTCTCTTTGATATCTACTAATTCTAGAGCTTGCTTCGTATTGGATTATATCTTGCTCAAGGCCGAGAACGCTTCTCATTGCAGATATTTCAATTCCCATAAGATTCTGAGCTAAGAACATTTCTTCGTTATTTTCAGCTATAGAAGCTATATCTCCCGTAGGAGATTGCCCTCTCGCCACTGCATCAAGTTTAGCGGAAGCCTGTCGCGACTGAGCTTTACTCTGTTCTCTTACTGATTGAAAAGCGGCTTGATTTTTTACCGACAATATCTGACGATTAGCTTGAACAATATTATAGTTATTTTGATTTACTATGGCCTTATCTTTAAAGTAAGCGTTCATCAATCCTGTGGCAGTTTCCATAATTGTTAAAGCGCCTCTGGCTTGGCGTTTCGATTCTATGTCGGCGTCTGCTTTATCTATCTGAGCTATTTTTTTAGAATAGTATTCGTCCCTTTTATCTGTGGGCTTCATTGGGTCGGTAATGGTTTTAGATATTGGATTCGTCGGCTGGCTTACTTCAGGAGCCGCCGCAATCTGAGTTGGAGGTACTTGACCTTCGATATCAATTGCCTCTTCGGAATCCATCGAAAGGGTCGCTGGCTGAAGCTCTTCCCTATTTATGATACTATTCACGGAATAAATCGTATCCCGCTGATTTACTAGTGGGTTTGCGTTTTGGTTTTGTTCAAGAAACGATTTATTGTCGCTACCTACTGCCCTTACACCGAAAGTTCTTGCCATCTTATCCTCCTATTACACCTTTAGGATATATCGCCGCGACTGTAATTGGAAGGGGGTCTACTTGGTGAACGCATAAAGATCCTGAATCATCCCACTCGGCAGGAAAATTTTCGTTTTTCATTCCGCTAAAAGGTTCCATGTTGTTGACCATATCTGAATTTCTAGGCGATGCTAGGTTAGCGGTATTATTGATTGTAAGCTCTACGTCAGGTCTTTGAGTAAGCAACCCGCCGATAGTATTCGCCAGAGCGACTCCAACCATATTTATCAATTTTCCTTTATCTGTGAAAGTTCTGTTGTCGGAAGCCTCTAGCGGAAGCGTCTCCATCGTAAATTTGTACGGAAGCCCAACATAAACTTTTCTATAGTAATCGCCTAAGTCCAATATACCTAGCGCATCTACCGACATTGTCGTTAGTTGATTAGCTAGATTCAATGGAGATGAAAGTACTGTACCGTCTCCGATTACAGAAACTTCCTTTCCTGCAAGATGCTGTAAATTACTTACCGAATTTATAGGAAGCTCATAGTTTTCTTTTAAAATATTTGAGTTTTGTAAATTTGCTGGTATGTCATAGTCTGCCCTACAGTTCATGCTATTCGCATTTATTCCTGCAGTTTTAAATAGTCTTAAATAAGTTCCGTCTGTCTTTTTAACATCGATAACTAGGGGGACAACAAGGGCAAAAAATCCAGTCCCATCAACGTCTGTAATTGTTAGTATGTTGCCCGCTGTGTAGTCTGCGGCCGTTATCTTTAATGTTACTTGGAAAGATTGAAGCTCTCCCCCTGCATATACTGAAGCGTCTGCGTATGCGAAATTACCTACAGCTTCATCATCTCTCGGGGCCATATACTCTACATATCTAGTCCCATCTCTGTTCACAAAAAGTGCCAGTACTTCAGTTTCCGTCAATGTAGATCCATAACTACCACTTCTATCTGCAGAAACTTTAACTACTGCGATATCTTCTATAAACCCATCGGTAATTTTATGTCTTCCGAAACCGCCCACACCTGTAGCTACGTCGGTACATGATATCAATTCTCCGGTGTTGGTTAACGCCCAAACAATAGTTTCTTTAGCGTTTACCACTTGAATTTTTTTAATACTTCTTCTGCTGAATAGGTGGTTTGAGTTAGTTCCGATATTGTACGGTTCGAAATTTGTATCGCTTGTAGAAGATTTTCGAATAGATATCATTGTCGTTCTATCGTCATTAATAAAAAATATTTGATCGCCCGCCCCTACTGGAGGGCAGTTATCGGCTATTCCTTCGTTAACTATAATTACAGGGTTTGCAGTATCGTAAGATAATACTCCTCCGTCAGAACCTTTAAGTTCGAAAACGCAATCATCCGAGAAAGCTAAAGAAGAATCCATACTTGCTACTGCTTTAATCCCTTTAGTTGAAGCTCTTTCTCTGTTAGATCTTGTGACCATTGAAAAAGAATCTAGTCTTGTAGGCGCTAACCCTCGATCGAAAAAGAAGTTAGACCCTAATTTAGATAGGTATAGATTTTCTTGGAAATTTTCTTGGTTTGGCAGAACAAAATATCTTTCTTTCGAAAAATAGATTTTCCTCATCTGGCCTAATTCAGTGACCGCTTTTATCGTAGTATCGTCTGGCGGTGTCGCAGATAGGTCGGCCGTAATAAGCGCGTCTGCGAATGACGTAGACCCAACTCCCGCAGGAATTCTAGCAACTAGCGCGTACGCGTTCCCACTCGTAGGAACCCCCCCGATGATCGTACCTGCCGATCTATAAACATTGTACTGTTTTACATCTCCGGTAGGATCTGGGAAAGTTAACCCTGTCACTTGGTTTGTTGCGCTAGTGTTTGGCATACCTTCCGTGCTATTAAATGCAGTCCATAGTAATTCGCTGCCATCAAATTTTTCTTGGTATATTTTATAAGATACGGGCATTGGATCGTAACCACTAGTCAAAAAGTATGTAGTAATTGTGAATGGACCTGCAGGAGGAGTCCCCGACAGTGCTTCTTTCGATATATACATAGATCTATAGAAAGCGGTCCCTGCAGAATTTAGGACTATGTTTATCATAAAATATTTATACGCACCGAAGGCTCTTCCAGGCTCGTCGATAAATTCAAAAGTGCAGATAAGATCATTTTTAATTTGTCTAAATTCTAAGGTGTCTAAATTTATTTTAGCTCCTACAGTACTGTTACCTGAGGGGCTGAGAGTAGAGTCGTACGCAGTTGTTGTACCGAATCCGGTATCCCAATAGTATAACTCGAACGGCATATCAAAATATCCGGGACCACTGGTAGGTGGTATTTGGGACTTTACTACCAGACACATTTGCTTATCAAGAACTGGGTGGTGAAATACAAAAAATCTCCCCTCCCCTCCTGGCGTAATGTCTCCCGTATTTATTTTTGACATTACCGATCCTGTTCGGTTTGATACTCCTGCAGAAGCTCTCACTATTCCGTTGTATAATTTCTTAAGACCTTGACGGAAAAAATTACCTTCAGCATTGTAGTGAAGTTCTGGAGATATCTCCCCAAAGGCAAATGATAGTTGTTTTCCTGATCCCATCTGAATATCTCCTAAAAGTCAAAACTGTTTCTAGTTGCAAGCCATGAGGAGTATTGTGGTTCTCTTTGTGGGGTTTGTTGAGCATCGTTAGCTTGAGCATTTGACATTTGCTGTGAGCAAGCAGCTTCTAATTTTTCTTTGATTGCAAAATAGTTATTTGTAATCATTTGAGTAGCTACTGATAAAGCAATTCTTGCGGCTAAAGATTTACCAAAGTTAACATCGTAACCCTCATTCGCCTCTGGAATTATAGTAACTGCAGCCCACGCTTTTTTTACGTGAGTATAAATTATTTGCATATTTGCATCCCATCTTTCAATAGAAAAAGGATACATTAAATTTGGTTTTGAGAAGGACAGGTCTGCGATAAAGTCTTCTGGAAGAACCGCAAGAATCGCAGCGGTGTTGTTCGGCACTGTGTACCCAAACTTCCAATCTTTTGTAGGGTGTTCTTTAAACAGCGTAAGCGCCATTCTAGAGCGATAGTAGTTCCACTCGAAGCTTCTCAACTCTGTGATAAGTTCTGTCTGGAAAACTCTTCTTATGGCCTGTGCGAGCTTTTCTTGGCTGGCGTCTGCATCGGCGATAACATAGGTATGGCCTAAAATACGCGCGACTTCGTTAAACACTTCTGTCTTACTCATCAACATATTTAAGGCCCTCCTACTACGATTATACTATAGAGTTAACTGTGTCTGCGTCTTCAGCATCTTCAGCCGCTTTTTTAGCTGCCAGCTTTTTCATTTCTTTAGCTGTTTTTGCAGCTTTAAGTTTATCACCTTTTGTCGGTGTTGGTAATGCTTTAACTTTAGAAACGTCGATAGGTGCATATCCGTTTAATTGGACTTCTTTCCGCGCCTTTTCGATTTTTTCTACTGCAGGATTCTTTTTCCCGTCAAGTCTTTCCATCCAAGAACCTAGTTTAGATTCATCCGAAACAACGAATACTTCGCCTTCGACATATAGTCGTGCTTCTGAAGCGTTGTCTCCGTACTGCCCTTCTCTAACTGCCATTACCTTAATTCCCATTCGTTTCTCCTTGAAACAAAAAAGGCCCAATTAAGGGCCTTCTTATAATTGTGTTCTTATTGATTAAGATTATACGTTTCCGTAGTACCCTTGGTCAACAGCTCCTACAACACCTGCGGAAACTTGTCCTAAAGTAGGGTTTGTCCCTACAACAGAGTATAGAACTCTTAAATATCTAGCGTTCAGCATTTCTGAAGGCAAGATAGGGAAAGGGAATTTACTCCCCACTTTAAGAGATGCTAGGGGTATAGATACAGAAGACACAGTCGTAGGTGAAGCAAAAGCCTCATCTCCAGTTAGTGCTGTCTGAATCGAAATCGTCAAAGACGTTAGCGTATTGAAAGCTTGGTTAACACTTACGAAGAAAGGGATTGGTTCCTTTCCTGCGTTTCGCTTTAACTGCTGCCCCAGGTATGTTTTACCTGCGACTTGCATATCAATCACATTCGTCGATGCAGCAGAAGCCGTGATAGCTTGCTTATCCGAAAGTAAATTTTGTTGGTCTAAAATCATATCGTGCTCCTGTTAAGCCAATAAAGTTATTAACTGCCGACTATTAGAAACCAGTTACCGCTACTTCTGTTTCTAGAAGTGAGTCAGTTTCTCTGATTGGAATAGTTCTGAACTTTAAAACTTCTGAAGCGTTAACACCAGTTTGGTCAAACATTAAGAACAAGTTCTTAGGTGTGTTTCTTGCTTGGTAGTCAAGATATTTAACGATCGAAGTCGGCATATAAATATAAGTTCTTCCTCTCTGAACACGACGACCGTAGTGACGGTAGTAAGCTTCAGTCATAAGGTTGATCAGGTTAGCCCCTGTAGCTCCGTCGATAGTAAGAGCAGAAATGTCGATGTTGCAAATACGAACAACATATCTCCAGTCACGGATCGTAAGACCTAAGTGCCAAGTAAACTCTTCGCGATAAACGAAGTATTTCATCCCTGCATCGTCTAAAGTAGGAACTGCACCGCGGTTAACACGTTGAAGACCTGCTTTACCTTTATTAGGGTAGATCAAGTGACAAGTTTCTTTGTCCCATGAAATGAAGTAGATTGATGCGTTGTCAGAACCAACACCACCACCGTTAACAAGTTGCAATCCGTTCTCAGCCGTTGGGTCTGAAAAGCGAGGAGCAAAGCCTGTGATCTGGTCAGGGTCAGTTGCTTGGTTAGAGTAGAAGATCGCCTTACCAGCGTCTTGCCCCATAACCTCTAAGTGAGCCTTAGCTTCTTCTTCTCTTACAGAAGCCTTTTCCATTGCTTTCTCGATATCGTCTACGATACGAGTATCAACTTCTGCGGCTGAAGTAAGGAATCCTGTAGTATCCTTAACCATCTGGCGAGCTGCCTTAGATGTTGGGATACCTTTATACATTCTACCCCATACAGTTGTTGGTAGTCCTACAAGAACTCTAGTCTCATGGTAGAGACCTCTATTACATGGCAGAACAACGGCATCCGTTAATTCTGGCGTAGCTTTAGCAAGTAGGTTAATAACGTCGGCACTATCCTTGTTTGACGGCATAGCCGCAAGGTCAAAGAAAGTAGGGTTTGATTTCGAAATAGTCGCCATGCGATATTCTCCTGTTCAAATCATTATATTAATATTATTAGGTGAGACCTGATCCATGTCAACACCTTTCGAAACTTTTATTTTTAATTCTTTGCGAACTGATCAGGGTACAGGCGTTTTAGCCTAGATTCTTCCTGTGCAGCCTCAGAGTTTAGTTCTGCTGAAATAGCTCCTGTTGGGTGTCCTTCCATAGTGTCGGCCACAAATGGTTTTCCTAATCGGTGTAAAGCCGTCAGTAAGTGTACGTCTCTTTTGTAGTATAGTTCGAACCTTTCTTTAAAGCTAGGGTCGAAAAATCTATTAAGAGCTTCATCTACCGAGCGCATAGATTCTTTTTTGATCTCATTCGTAGCAAAAAGAGGGTGCGCCGATACTTCTTTTTCGTAGGCTTCTAGTTGCTTGTTAGCTCTGTACTCACTAGCGGTCTCTCCTCTTTTTAAGAAAGATTCTCTTCTAGCTATTTCGGCTTGGGCTTCTTCTTTCGTCATGCCCTTAGCTTCGGCCATCTTAACTACGTCACTGACGTCTTCATCCGTAAGAGGGCTATTATCGTCAACCTCGATTTCGTACTCTACTGCAGGTACGTCGTCTTTTTTCTTATCTTCTACCTTAGCTGGTGGCGTAGCTGTAGGTGTTTGGGCCGATTTAATTTTTTCAAGTTCTTCTGCAGAAAGGTCTCCCTTCGCGGCAGGAGGTGGAGTTTCAGAAACTGTATCCTTATCGTCTACGACAATATCGCTCTCTACGATTGTGTCGTCATTGTTTCCTAACTCACTGTTTGGTGTGTTGTAATAGTCTTCTTTTGTTTTACTCATGACTCTTCCTCTTTTGCGGTCTCTTCATCAATTAGTTGTTGAAGTATTAATGATTCATTAACAGTCCTATTCCTATTATCTTTAATCATGTTTAAGTGTATGGCAACATCCGCCTCTTCAATTTCTGTCAAAATCTGAAGACCTGCAGATCTTCTGCCCATGTGACGGTAGACTATCTCTTCGCCGCCGAAGGCATCTTCGTTTATTTTGCATACGTCGAATAGAATGTGCCAGAGTACTAAACGCCCTTCTTCTGTCTGCCCTACTTTTGATAGGGCCGAACGAATATTTTTAAGTCTTTTATTTACTATCTTATCGTGGGCGATTGCCGTTGGCGTCTCGTCCTCACTTGCGAACATTGTCATACTCTTTTACCCATTTGTTCAAAAAGCCCTAGCATATTATCCGGTTTAGCTTCCGCTTTAGATAGTGTTTCCGCTAACTGAGCACCTTGCATTTGTTGATTCATTTGCGAAGCTTCCTGCGCTTTTTTGGCATCGTTTTGGACTACAGCTCCGTACTCCTCATCCGTTAAGATAAGTTCAGGGTTAACTCCTAAGTAGACCGCTCTTTCTCTAATCATCTTAATCGGGTTAAGGATTTTGATAACTGTAGGGTTTTGAGTAATATTACCTACGGCAGCGGCGTAGTTAGTAAAGTTATCTTGCGCCGTAATCATTGAAGCTTTCTGCGCTTGCGCTAAAATAGAAATGTATTTCGGTTCAAAACCTGCTCCTCTTAAGTACTCAGGAACCACAGGCATCCTTCCTGGGATTTTGTAGTTGAGAAGTACTGCATTTGCAATAAGACGGCTGTTTTGATCTTTATCTAGCTGTCCTAGTGCAGGACCTACGGCCACTAGCTTTTCGGAAGCTTTCTCATTTATCTCGGCTGCAGTAATGTGAGAAACTTTTGCTTCGCTACTCATCATCATAAATACGTCTTCGAATAAACCTTTTCTAATTACTTGCTGGTAATCTTCTCTGGCTGCGATAAGTTCATTAAGCTTAGGATCGACCGTAAATATAGGTGAGAAGTTTGCGTTCTTATTTGCCGATTCATCTAGATATGTAATCCCGCCAGATACAATCGAAGCGTGAGTTCTTTTTAGAGACGTAGGCCCTTTCATTGGGGGTCTAACGATCTTTCCAATAGCTTCTTGGCGTTCTCTTTCCATTGTTTGAAGAGATAGTATTTCTCCTAAAACTAATTCTACTGGAGATTCAATACCGTAATCGCCGTTAGGAGCTACTTCCCATCTATTAGCGATGACGGGGAAATAGTCGTATGCCTTTACCCCGATAAACTTTGTAGGGCCTACAAGGCTTTTAAGTTGTGGGTCTAGGTCAGCGTCTTTGTGCATTTGGTTTGTGTATCTAAATCCTGTGTAAAATTCAGGGTTCAAATAGTTTCCTATCGAATTACCTACTCCTCTAACCCAAGTATAAGATACATATTTACCAGCTTCTTCCGGCATTAATGAATCTGGTATCGGGGCCGGATTAGGCATAATTAAGCATGAAAGTATTACGCTGAAATGGTAGTTCTTTAGGCAATACTGTTGGGCCACATAAGGATCCATCCCTGACCAATCAATATGGCCGTTAGGCTTTAACTTACCGAACAGCTCTACGACTTGTCGTACTGACAGGGCAAAGTCATATTGAAATTGATTTACTACCCCTTCCGAGTCAGTACCAATACAATACGATCCCACTGGAAAGTATTTAAAATAGAAAGCTTGTTTAGGGTGCGGAAGCATTGCATACGCAGAGTTTCCAAAAACTCCCAGATCTTTATAAGATTGCGGAAGAATATTATATAAATTTGAAATTTCAAAAGTTTTATTAGTTGTGTCTACGACTTGGTATAAGAATCTTTCCGTCGTAGGGTTGCTATATCTAGCTTCTATTGGAGTTAAGCTCCACCAAGGACGCGCTCTTGAAGTCGCTCCGTTCATCATACCAGCTACGAATGTTCTTAAGCTCAGGCGAGCAGTGCTGTCCATAATCTGCTTTGATTTTTTACGAGCGGGGTTTCTTTCTGTAGGTACGCTATCTATATATCTGTTAGGAGATACAAATTCTGCACAGGCCCTCCAGACAGGTTCGTAAGGAGATCGCTGCAATAGCATCCCTTGACGAATACTTTCAGCCTCTCCGATTGATAGGGCATCTCTAAAGCCCTTTCGATTATAGTCGATATTCTCTACTGGGGTCATTTATACCTACTTACTTTTTGATTTAACTTTTACTTTTCTTTTAGGCTTTTCTTCAAGTCCGTAATTCATACTGGCGAAAGCATCTTCAATATTACCTTCCATAGCTTGCTGTTGAGCTGTAGCTACGTAAGTATTCTCATTAGGCTCACCCATATTTTTCTTTCTTTTTACTACGGCCTTTCTTTTTTTAACGGATTGAGGAGATCTTCCTTCTTCTAAATCTTCCATTTCAGATTGCTTTATTCTGCCAGGAAGTGCGACTTTCTGCTCATAAGCTCTTTGATCTGCAACGGTCTGTGCAGACTTTAATTTTGTCATGTAAATTTTATCTTTTGTTGCGATAGGATTACCTTCATCGTCGGTATTTGCATTGACTTCTTTCGTAGTCTTTTCCATTCTGTCCATTGCCAAGGCTTCTTTATAGTCTGTGTCTCCGAAGAAATCTTCGTCAACCATTTTTCTTTTTACTTTTGCTTTTCGAACCATGAAATACCTCTGATTAAAATGTTCCTGCTGTTCCTGCGTTTGCGTTTATACCACCGTTAGAAGCAGTCATGCTGTTCCCCGAAACTTGCATATTTCCTGCAGGTCCGGCAGAAGCGTCCGTATTCTTTTTATTTACCAAAGAACTTCTTTTCTTATTTGAAGAAGCTGCAGTGTTTTGTAGTTGTTGAACTCTTGTAGCTTCTGTCTGGTTAGCGAATCTAGCTTCGTCGTCCGCTTTTCTTTTTGCATCTCTTTGGGCCTTATCCGCGTTTCGTTGAGTTACTACTTGAGTACCTATACCTACGGCGATTGATAAAAGCATTGCGGCAGTCATGGGATCCATACGTCTCCTTAAGAAGAGTAATTCTTGGCGTAGTCGCGATAATTGTCATCTTCGTCGTCTGCGCTTGAATAAAACTTACTTATGTTATTGTCTATCCGATTCCCAAAACTGTCAAAATTTTCTTGGTTAGTTGATGACATTTCAATGTCGGCGAATGTCTGAGCGACAGAGTCGGCCCTATCTGGAGACCTTCCGATGATAGCTTTAACCTGCTCTTTTTCCATCAAAATGATCTTACCTTTGTGCATCCTAGTTTCTTGGGCGCAAAGTTCTTCCTTTAGAAGTTCGCAGTATGGAAGGCTTCCGCCTGACCTTACGAAGTCTCTAAGGCGCATATACATTTCTGCTCTGCGATTATAATACC